TAATTTAATTTTAATATACCTTGCTCCAATATCTTCTGCATAGCACGATCATCTGCTTCTTTATGAAGTTCAACACCGTTTACTATAATATTGAATATACTTGGTTTGATACCTCTCTGAACCGTATATTGTTTTGTATTGATACTAAAATCTATTTCTACCTGACATTCTCTTTCATTAACAGCATTCACTAACTGTGACTTATTAATTTTACGAAATGGTTTATTGAAAAGAACAAAAGTAAGTGCATCTAGGATTGTAGATTTTCCAGCACCATTTGTCCCAATAACTAAGTTGGTATGATTACTTTGGAAATCAATCTCTGTCCAATGGTTCCCTGTAGAGAGAAGATTTTTCCATTTAATCTTTTGAAACGTTATCATCTAGTTTTGGCGGTATAACAATGTCTTCAGATTTTATCACTGCATATCTATAATTATACAGCTTACACGTACGAAATGCAAGTCCTTCTTCAATTTCTATAACTGATAAAGAACGATCTTCTTGTGCTTGCAGTAACATTGCATACCTATCAGCATCATCTTCTTCTTCAAAAAAGAACAATACATGTTCACCATCTTTGTCCTCAACTGCGTAAGCACCTTGTGGTGAACTATTTTTACTTGCTAAAAGAAACATTATTCTACCTCACAGGCTTCGGAATATATCTTCTGTAAAATACCTTTAACTACGGATTTGTCACAATCCATATCACTCTCATCAATATATCTATTTAAAATTGATATTGTATTCTCAGTTTCTTCAACTTCAAACTCTTCATTATCCTGTATTACAAAATTTTCTACTATCTTTAGTTCATGAACACCCACCGAATATAGTTTATCTAAGAATTTTTCAAACTTCTTCTGTTCAGTTTTCTTACGAACTATAACTTTGACTATCTTATCTTTATATTCACTAGCATCAAACAACTGATGTGGTGTATCTTCATAGTAAACATTATAGAAAATACTATATGGATTATCCACAGGAGTATGTTCTGTAGTCTCTGTATCAAAGATATGAAATCCTCTTGGATCATTTACATCATTCCAGAACATTTCATATGGATTACCCAAGTAATATATTTTCCCATTATCGGATCTTGTATGGTAATGACCAGAGTATACCTTATCAAACTTTTCAAAAGCATCTATATCCATACCATCTTCCATGACATGACCACGATGTGCTCTAAATCCATTTAATTCTAAATGACCCATTGCAACTTTTGATTTACTATTCTTGATTAGATCAAATGAACTCTCTTCATTTTCTGAATTAATCCAAGGTATAAGTAAAACATTTAGATTACCTAACTTTATTTCTTCTACTTCTGCATAAGTTTTTACATTATCATACTGTCTTAAAAGTAAGTCTATAGTATTAATCTCATTTGTATCTTTATAATATGCAGTATGATTTCCAACAACAGTGTGAACTTCGATACCCATTTCGTGAAGAACATCATAGTAATTAGTTCTTGCCCAATCAATTGCCCATAGATCAATAGTTCTTCGATTATCGAAAGTATCACCCATATCAACTACAGTCTTGATATTATTTTCCTTCAGATAGGGAAAGAATATATTCTTATAAAATTTTCCGTAGTAATCATGCAATATCTTAGAACTCTTTCGAGCACCAAAATGCTGATCAGTAATGATAGCAACTTTCATCTGTTGTTATTTTTATATGTAATATTATCTTTTATAGTATTATAATCAGAACTACTACCAGCAAGTGAACTATCATCTACAGTCATCACTTCATCATATCCAGACTTCTCAATAATCTTTGTCTTAATTTCTAATTGCTTCTTTTCCTTCTGTATGCGTCTCAGAAAGGCATAGTGTATAATCTGTGTAAAGTATGCAAAAGGATTACGAGACTTCTCTGGGTCGAAGTTATGGATGTATTGGACGCAGTTCTCAATACCATCAGATATCATATCCTCACGAAACATATAGTTTACGAAGTTTGGTTTATATGACAGGTGTGTTGCTATCTTAAGAAAACATTCTCCAAGATAGTTTGTAATTCTTGGTTTAGGTAAGTCATTCTCCTTTGCAGTGGCTACCTTTCCTCTATAAACAATCAATGCTTCAAGCAATTGCTTATTGTTTACATAGTGTTCTGACTTTTTTCTTACCATTACATTTGATCTCAGTCTATGACTATATTATAACATACTTGACAAGTGTGTGCAAATGATGTACAATAACCTTTGTAAGGTTTGGAGGGATAGATATAGCTATGTATCCTTAAAGAGGTCTTCTAGCTTCTTACGGGCATCTTCTACGTTAGATATATAACCCATCTTTTTAGTTACTTCATGATTTGAAGGTTCTTCATTTATAAATTCACCAAAGTCAAAGTCACCTTCATCACAGTATGTTGTATACATTGATATTATCATTTTATCTTTAACTTCACTCATAGTAAGAATTCTATCATATTTTATGATGTAGATATCATCACCTGGTACTTCTAACCAAGGTCTTATCTTCATCATTGATCCTTTGCCAGTAGAAAGAACTTTCATTATTACTGGACTTTGCATAATAATTACTGGATTTTCCTCTGTGTTATCGACAGAAACTAGAGCAAAGATTTCTTCACCAGTAATTAATTTAATTGTTGCGTGAAAATCTGATCCCATCATTTTTTAAGAGGTATGTTGACTATATCATAGTTGAAATTCTCTTCATTGTAAATCTTAATTCTTTCGATAAGATGATTCAATGTGTAATTTCTTCTAGACTTGTAACTGATATCATCAGCGATATCATATAATGTTGCTTTATCCTTATTACTTCCCTTCCTTAATACTCTTCCAATTGATTGCAAGTTTCGTATTCTTGATTTTGACGGGGAAGCGAATATGACGTTGTGAAGATTTTTAATGTTAATTCCAGTTGAGAAGGTGCCGTAAGAGGCAATAATGATAGCATTGTTTTGTGATTCAGTAATTGATCTTACGTTTTCTCTATCTTCTGTCGCTACACCACCATGAACAAAGAAGACATGGCGTTGGTCTATAATATTACTATTTATCAAGTTAAATAAAGGTTCTCCGTGCCCTTCTACTCTTGCAAAGAGTATGAGGGTATTTCCTTTTAAATCAAGTGCTAGATTTTTTATGAAGTTATTTCTTTGATTGTGAGTGATTATATACTGAACTTCATCTTCAAAGGTCTCAAATCTATTTGGTGGGTGTTTAAGTAGTAGTACATTTATGTCTAGAGTTGCTACATGACCCTTCTTCATCAACTCATCAGTCTTTATAATTTTGTAGGAAGGACCAAATAGACCTTCCAATACCCACTTATGAGTTTGTGATCCACTTAACGTTCCTGTAAAACCGTAACGATACTTAGCATCTGCTAGTTTACTCATTATAGATACTAATGACTTTGATTTAAACTGGTGAGCCTCATCCCCAATTACAACAGAAAACCTTTCAAAATACTTTCTGGGGAGTTTGTAGATTGATTGCCAAGTAGTAATGATAACTTGAGAGTCTGTCTCTCTTTCTTTTCCTGCATATATTTTGTGGCAGTATGAACCAACGTCCCATCCATAATCTGCAAAGTCTTTATACATCTGCTCTACTAGGGAAGTCGTCGGAACGACTATCAGAGTACTTTGCTTCCTTTCAACGTAATATCGAACAATCGAATAAATCATCAACGATTTTCCAGAAGCAGTTGGAGATATCAGTAGTTTTCGATTATGTCGTAAAGCGTCGTATACTCCCTCTATCTGATACTCTCTGGGGGAATATCTACAAATAGACATCATATAGTCCTTTACACCTTCCTTTGATATGAAGTCATTTACTTCAAAGGGAAGACCATAGAACTCGCTTTCTTTAAATTGATATGTGTATTCGTGATCCTTACAAAACTGTACTACTCTATCTAAGAGTCCAACATATATTTGTCCGTTCTGAGTATTAAATAACCTTATCTTTCCGTCCCAATACTTACTCTTGTATTGAGGCATAAACTTTGCGTCTGGTAATTCAAACGTAAACTGATCCGCTAGTTCATAGTAGACATGCGGTTCTGCATCGACATGAAGATACACTTCATTCTTCTTTGATATTATCAAATTAGACATGAATATAGAGATCAGGTATTTTTATTTATATCAGCAATTCCACTTACGAAGTGCTTTATTAATCCTTGAATCTGGGTCTCTAGCAGTCTTAGCAGAGGTTAGTTTCTTCTTCATACCCTTCATACGAGAGCAAAAAGACTTTCTTCTCTTCGCAGACTTAGATCCTCTCTTTAATTTTGATGGTTTTGTAGTTACAGCAGTCTTTAGTTTTGAACCAGGATTTGCTGCACGATAAGATGCAACACCTTTCTTATTCAATCCACCTGATTCACTCTTACCTTCTTTTCTCTGCCATGCAGGACTACTTGCCTCTTCAATCTTTTTTGCAGAATCCCCATCCTCCCAGATGAACTCTGCTTTCCAATCTGAAAAATCTTCTTTCTTACTACTGTTACCCCAGTTAGCAGCACCGACTTTACGACACTTGAC